TTGAACGTACACTTTGATGAAAAGTGGCTGCGGGCGTATTGCCAGAGGACGGGACAACAGTTTCCAGAGGGAATGCAGGAAACACAGGGCAAAGGGAAGAGCGCAGAACGCAAGAACGCGGTTCAGGCGACCGGCAGCAAGTACGGAAACTGCAAAACGGAGCTGGATGGAAGAAAGTTCGACAGCAGGCATGAAGCAGAAGTGTATCGTCAACTGAGCCTTGCGGCAAGGGCTGGCGATTACTGCGCGGTGCTGTGTCAGGTTCCGTTTCATCTGCCGGGTGGCGTGAAGTACATCGCTGATTTTGTGACGCTGGAACTGGACGGCTCTTTTACCGTATGGGATGCCAAAAGCTCGGCAACGGCGCGGGATAAAGTCTATCGTCTGAAAAAGCGGCAGATGCGAGAATGCCTGCACATTGAGATACGGGAGGTTTGAAGCGTGAACGAGCTGGACGAAATGCTGAACCAGCATTGGAGCAACAGCGCCTGCATGGGCTACGCGATTATCGCTATGGAATCGCTGGGCTATCCGCCTGAAAAGATTCAGAAAGCAGTACTCGAAATGGATGCGGCTATGGATGCTTTCGACCTTGAAGAAGCCATGCGGCGCTATAACAACAGCCCCTATTGAGAAATCGAAACTCATTACATATTGGAGGTTTGAACTATGAACTGCTTAGAGAAAAAGGCGAGCGAGAAGTTTGAACAGGAAGCGTTGAGCTTTTACATCGCGCTGGCAAACGCTTTTCGACCCGAAGAAACCCAGGAGGAAGTTCCGCGGATTCATCTTCAACCCGAAGACGACTTTGCAGAAACGGTCTGCGCGATGCTGACGGGAATGCAAATCTTGTGTGAGAATGCGTCAAGCGAGCTTCATGCGGATGATCTGATTGGGTTTACCCATATTTTGAACCGTCTTGCCATTCAGCACTATTTTCTTCAGCATGACGATAAAGACGAGCAATAGAATGACCGGCACTTCTTCAAAGGAGGAACATTTCAGATGCTGATCGGCGAAATTCACTTCCTTCCGCCTGTTCCGGGGACATGCCCACTCTGCGGTGCGAAGCACGAGAAAGGGACGCCGCACGACGAAAGGAGCGCTTATTATCGTATGCGCTACCGCAGAAAGCATGGCTACTGGCCGGAAGAAGCGCCGGAAAGAGCAGCGTCCGAGGAGGACGAGGCGCATTGAGTGAGTGGATCAGCGTAGAAAGCAGGCTTCCGACGCAGGAGGATGCAGACGAGCAGAACTGTGTGCTGGTGTATCACCTACTTCAAGGGGTTATGGTGATGGGCTGGCATCGCGTAAACGAAAACAGCTACTGCACCCATTGGATGCGTCCGCCGATGCCGCCGAAGGAAGCGGCGCGGATGCTGGCGGAGCGGGACAGAGCGCTGAACCAGAGATACGGAACAGGACTTGGCATTTGAAATAAAAAAAGACAGCCCATCACTCGCAAAAGCATGGCTGTCTTCTCACAAACATCAACTCAACATTGCAGGCAATGCGGCTGACTTCATGTTTATTGTAGCATGGGCATTCCTCAAAAGCAAGCGTTGAGCTGAAATACACAGCAAAACGGAGGAAAAAACATGGATGAAATCACGACGCGGGAAGAAAATCTGCCCGCAACGCTGGACAGTTACGCACAGCAGGGACGGATGTTTCTGTTCAATGCGGCGCAGAACCTGATTCAATTTGGTCGAGTGCTGATTGAAGCGAAGCCGCTTGTCCCTCGCGGACAGTTTGAAGGCTGGGTGAAGAACAACTTCGGCATCAGCGAGCGGACCGCGCAGGGGTACATGGCGGTATACCGGCGCTTTGGCGTGAAGGAGCAGTACCGAAACGTACAGTTCAGCAAATTGCAGGAGATGCTTGCGCTGCCCGAAGGGACGGAAGAGCAGTTTTCTGCCGATCACAACCTTGACGACATGAGCGCCCGTGAGATCAAGCGCGCCGTTCAGCAGGCAAAAGCGGAGGCGCAGGCGGAGATCGAAAAGGAACGGACAGCCCGCGAAGCGGCAGAAGCGAAGATTCGGGAGATGGAAAGCCGGGAGCCGGAGCTTCCCGAAGACGTTATTGCGGAGCTGGGCGAAAAGGAACGCACCATTCAGGAATACAAAGCCGAGCTGGAAAGAGTGGGCAGGACGCAGCAGGAGCTGATCGACCAGAGGAACGCCGCGAACCGGGAGCTTGCCGACGCGAAACGCGACCTGCAAGAAACGGAAGACATGCTGACGGAAAGCCAGCAGGAATACAACCGTATGCAGACGGAGCTGCTGAATGCGCAGAGCGCCATTGCCAAAGGCGACGCGGAAAGGAACATCAGCCAGCAGCTGACAGCAGAGGACTTCGCATCGGCAGTACGGCAGTTTGTATCCAGTGTGGCACAGATGCCGTATATGGGAACGACATTTGCAACGATGGACAATCAGGAAATCCGGCAGTACGACGAGTTTTTGCAGACGGTGGAGGACTGGGCGAAGCGCGCGCGCAAAGCCCTGAACACGATTGATTGCGAGGTGCTTATTGATGGGCAATGAGATGATCGACCCGCGCAGGGAGCTTTCTCAGACGGAAGAAGAGCGTGAACGCACCCAGCTTGGGCAGATGATTCAGGAGGTTCTTTCCCCTGTGCTGGAAGCGATGGCGAAGTTCATGCAGAACAACACCGAAGCACTGGAACGGCTGAGCGCGGCGCAGAAGATGCAGAGCGACCGCATGGAAGCACTGGAACGCCAGATTCGATTGAATACGCTGGTGACACCGGCGCAGGTGAGATATATCAACGACGCAATCCGCAAACATGCCCGCGAGCTGCTGCTCAAGCCGGAACTGAGCGACGACGCGAAGGCGGTCAAGTCGCTTTCCGCTTCCATCCGCAAGAGCATCACAACGAGATACGGCGTTGCCGCGCTTTATGAGATTCCCCGGCATGAATACAGCGTTGTCATGCAGCAGATCGACACATGGAACGACATGCTGCTGATGCGCGACGTGATCAAGGCGGTGAGGAAGCGCCGCGAGGAGGAGAAGCCATGAAGGTTCAGGTCATTCGCCCCAACGTCGAAAAATACCGCATCCGCATGGAACGCGGCGACAAAGATTATCGAAAGTGCATGTGGGCGGACATTCTGATTGACCACGATGCCTACTCCATCACGGCGCAGACAGACTGCGGCGACTTTTCCCATCGCTGGCCTGCCACGCCGCAGACAGAGAGCTTTCATGCGCTCTGCCTGCGGATGCTGGGCGACGAAGATTATATGCTCGGCAAGTTTTCTGCCCGGACGGAGTTCAGCCTTGAGGAAAGCAAGCTGCTGTTTATCGACCTCAACCGGGAGGACGAAGAGCGGATTCAGGCTGTTCAGCGCATGAAGGACTGCGACGAAAAGGAATTTGTCAGGCAGTTGGAAGCGCTCGGCGCGGAAGAGGCGTGGGAGTATATCGTCAGGGAATACCCGACGGAGGCCGTAACCTTTGTTCGGCTACTCAGAAAAGTCGTTCTGCCGGAAATGCAGAAAAGGAGCTGCACAGCAAAACCGAACCAACCCGAAGGCAACGGAACCGACAAAGACAAAAACAGAGAAACCGCACCGTCCGCTTTTCTCTTTGAAATGAGAAACCATACGGTCTGATTTTCTCGAAGGGAGAACCACATGAGCGTAAACTACCTGATCGAGATTAACGCGCTTGATGATTGGGAACTGACGCATCCTCTCTCTGCAACGGCTTACAAGGTTATGCGCAAGCTATTATACTTGGCAAACAAAGAGCGGTTCCCGGAGAAGATCACAGTAGCCAACACCGTGTTGATGTCGTTGGTCGGATGCTCGGAGGACAGCTTGATCAAAGCGAGAAACCAGCTGATACAAGCCGGATTGCTCACCTACAAAGGGCAGAAGAAGGCGACGCCGCTGTATATGATCTGCTATTTCAGCCATAACCCCGTTTATAACCCGAAAATACAGAGTATGGAAGCGGGAATTAAACAGGGATATATGCAGGGATACGAACAGGGTTTAGAGCAGGGAAACAAGCAGGGAACTATTATAAACGAAAAAGAGAAGAAGGATGAAGAAGAAAACGCGCTGAGCTACTTGCAGAAGTGCGGGATCGCCCTGGGCGGATCGCAGTACGAGGACGTCCGGGATTTTTACGAGCAGGGTATCACCGACGACATGCTGCGCTTCGCGGCGGACGAAGCGATAGACCACGGCGCGGTGAACTTTGCCTACATCCGGCGGGTCGTCAACAGCTGGATATGCGCCGGGATTCACACGCTGGAGGGAGCGAAAGCGCGGCAGGAGCAATACCGCAGGGAGCAGGACGCGGCAAAGACGGCAAAGCAGGCACGCGGAAACGCCGCGCCACAGCCCGCGCCGCCCGCGCCAAGGTTCTTTACGGAAAGGTGGGACGAGTATGATTACGCCGCTGGACATTGCGGGTAATGCCGCGCTGTACTCGGACAAAGCGGAATCCTGTGTGCTGGGCGGCATCGTTCACCGCGTCGAAACCGGGCAGGAGAGCCTGCTCTACGCGGTAAGCGAGGATGATTTCTGGCTGCCCAGCCACCGAAAGGTATACCGCTGCATCCGCTCTTTGAGCGAGAAAAAGCAGCCGATTGACCTGATCACGCTGGACGCAGAGCTGACACGGCTTTACCCCAGGGAGAGCGGCGGCGAGGACTTGCAGGCGCTGCTTCGCGCGGTGACAGAAGGGGTGCTGTATTACAACACCGAGCGATACATCGAGATCGTCAAGGAAGCGGCGGCAAGGCGGAAGCTGCTTGCGCTGTCAGAACAGATCGCCACGTCGGTCATGGCTCCCGGTGAGGACTTGACGGCGCTGATTGACCGGGTACGGGCAGAGCTGCGCGACATGGTGCAGACCCGAACGACATGGCGGACCATGACGGATGTGATCGTCGCAACCTTTGAAGACATCGAAAGGCGGCAGAAGGGCGAGATCGTAGGCATCAAGACGGGCGTTGCGGACATCGACCGGGCGACGGGCGGATTCTTCCCCGGAGAGCTGGCGGTCATCGGCGCGCGCCCTGCCGTCGGCAAGAGCGCCTTTGGACTGCAAATCGCTATCGACGCGGCGAGCAACGGACACAAGGTCTGCTTTGTGAGCTGTGAAATGATTGATGCGCAGTTTGGACAGCGGCTGATCTCCAACACGACCAGCATTGACGGCATGAAGCTGCGAAATGCAAGGCTTTCCGCAGACGATTGGGAAATGATTGCCAAAGCCATGGGCGAGTATTCCGCCCTGCCTATCAGCTACACGTTCGGCTCCAAGACGATTGAAGACCTGCGAAGCGACATCCAGCGGAAAGTCGATCTGGACGAATGCGACCTGGTGGTGATCGACTATCTGCAACTGCTGAAAACGAAAAAGCGGCTTGAGATGGAGCATGAGCGCGTCGGATACATCAGCCATGCGCTCAAGGAGATGACGACCGATTTCAAAATTCCCATCGTTGCGCTGGCGCAGGCGAAGCGGCAGAACAACAATGGGCGGGCGCGCTGCCCGGTGCTGGATGACCTGAGAGCATCGGGCGACATCGAACAGGACGCGGACACGGTGATCTTTCTGCACAGACCGGATGATGACAGCGACCCGGCAATCGACAGACGCGACAGACCATATGTTCAGCAGCTGTTTGACGCGGGGATGCAATACATCACCTTTTCCGTCGCCAAGCAGCGGCAGGGACAGACGGGCGTGATCGGCGCGGTATTCGACCCGGCGCACATGCGGTATATCTCCATGGACCGCATCAGGCAGGGATGACAGGGGACGGCGGTGGTGACTGCATCATGAACAGCGAAAGAAAACTGCTTGCCGCAATCCGCGCACGGTGCATGGATTGCAGCGGGCATTGCAAGAGAGAAGTGGAACACTGCCTGATCCCGGAATGCGCGCTGTATCCCTATCGAATGGGCAAGATGCCGGAAGAAACGGAATCGAAGGAAGAGCAGATAAACGGGCAGGTCAGCATATTTGACGAGCCATGCACAGGAGGGCGGTAAGGTGGAAAAACTGACAACGCAGTTTTCCAGAGGCATCTTGAACTGCCACGGCTGTAAGTGGCTGGATCGCTACAAGAAGGATGGAAACGACTATTGCTGCATGGTCGAGCTTAGTTCGCAGAAACATGACGTGTATTGCAAAATACGCTATCCAGAAAAAGAGCGTTGCGAACTTTATGAGGCAGGTGATTTTGCAACGCGATACGAGGGAAAGACCCAATTCCGGGGTCAGCGCCTTTAAGCAGATTTTGAAGGACTGCGTGAAGTGTAAATGTTTAATGAGGTGGCAGTGAGATGGAGAGACTGGCAACAAAAATCCGGCAGAAGCTGTGCCGCCATACGAGGCTTGAATTTAGCGCATGGCGTCACGAAGACGGGAAATGGTTTATTTACGGAACATGCGTATACTGCGGGCTGGCGCTGAAAGGCGTGAGCTTCACTGACCGATGTGCAGAACTTTTGATAGAGATCATGGAGCGTGAAAAAGAAAATGCAGGAAGCCGGGAATACCAACAGGATCATACCGCGCGATGAAGTGCTTGAAGCAAACCGCTCCCTATGGATGGAAAAGAAAGGACATCCTGCAATCTTCGCACGGGTGCTTGTCTGGAACCAGAGGGGAAACGTGGTGCTTCAAAGCAGCAAGGGGAATGGCGAGTTTCTATGCTGGGGCATGAAGATGAACGAGTACGGAAAAACGTGGAGATGCTGGGCAAACGAACCGACGCAGGAAGAAGCGGCGGATATGCCATGGGCATAACAACACACATGAGGCTGACACCATGAGCAACAGAGCAGACAGAAGGCGGGCGCAGAGGAATGCGCAGAAGGAAGAACAGCTGTCAAAGCAGGCTGCCGCGCGGCAGTTTGAAAAGGACGTCAGGCGCGACGGCGTTTTTGACGCAAAGGCTGCATGGCAGAATCCCCACTACATGCGGGAAGTAATCGCCATGCGGAAGAGCGAGCGCGACGGATGGAACAGGAACGGCATCACCAAAGCGGACCTTGACCGGGAATACCAGCGCGGCTACAAAGCGGCGCAGAAAGAGATGGCGGCTTTCTACGGGAAATACTTCTTCGCATCGGTCGCCGTTGCGCTGCATCGGGATTTCAAATTCGGCAAAGAGCGGATTCGCCGGGTGCTAGACGCAATGTACGAGATCATGACGTGGGAGATCACGACATGCGACATTTTGAAGCGATGCCTGGATGAAACAGGAATCGAAATCAGATTTGAAGACATTGGAGGAATTTGAAGCATGGAAAGGGAAGCCCCGACGCTGGGGAGCCTGTTTGACGGCAGCGGCGGTTTTCCATTGGCGGGCGTCATGAGCGGCGTTGTGCCTGTATGGGCGTCTGAAATAGAGCCTTACCCGATAGCCGTTACGAGGTCGCGCTTTCCGCAGATGATCCATCTGGGCAATGTGACCGAGATCGACGGAAGCAGGATACCGCCTGTTGACATCATCACATTCGGCTCGCCCTGCCAGGACATGTCAATCGCCGGGAAGCGGGCGGGGATGAAGCACGAGAGCAGGGGCGATGAAGGCACGACGCGGAGCGGGCTGTTTTATGAAGCGGTCCGCATTATACGGGAGATGAGGGAGGAAACACATGGACGGTATCCAGCTTTCGCTGTTTGGGAGAATGTTCCCGGAGCTTTCTCCTCAAACCGGGGAGAGGACTTCCGATGCGTCCTTGAAGAACTTGCAAAAATCTGCGAAACGGGGGGGTATTCAGTACCTCGACCTGCGAGCGGAAAATGGAAACCCGCCGGAGAGATCATGGGCGATGGGTTCAGCATCGCATGGCGGATGCTTGACGCTCAGTATTGGGGCGTCCCCCAGCGCCGGAGTAGAATCTACCTTGTGGCAGATTTTAGAGGCAGACGCGCCGGAAAAATATTATTTGAGCGCGAAAGCCTGCGCGGGCATTCTGCGGCGGGCGGAACGGAGAGGGAAAACGCTACCGAAGATGCTGCGGGAAGCGCTGGAAGAAGCGGTGGCGCTCGGTGCCTGAATCTATGGGACTGCCAGAGCAAGCGCATTTATCAGCCGGACGGGGTATATCCGACGCTTCCGGCGATGGGCGACGGCGCAAGAAACAATCAGGCGGTCGTCTATGCGTTGCAGGGCAACGGCATTGACAGAGCGGACAGCGCCGGATGCAATGGGCGTGGATGGCGGGAAAATATATGCTATACGCTCAACACCATTGACCGACCGGCAATCTGTTTCAAAGCCGGGCAGGGCGCGCGGGCGCGGTCACTCGGAGAATCTGCAACGGTATCGCCGACGCTGGGAAGCGAACCGGGGAGCAACAGCATTCCGGCGGTCTGCTATGATGCGCGCGGAAACGGAGACGGCATACACAGCCCGACGCTGACGGGGGATCACGAAAACCGCATTACGGACTACACGACAATCTGCGTCATGGCGCACGGACAGAGCAACGCCGAAGTCACGGAAAACATTTCGCCGACAATTACCTGCAACCATGAGCAGCCCATCGCCGCCTACGGCGTAGACTGCCGGAACGGAGCGCTGGACAAAGAGAGAACGCATACGCTTCAAGCCAAAGCCAGCGGCGGGCAAAGCCTGAACTGCACACCCGGCGTTTTGATGGACGGAAAGCCGCAGCGCAAATACATCATCCGCCGTTTGACACCGCTTGAATGCAGTCGGCTGCAAGGCTTTCCTGACGGATGGGGGAAGCTCGAACACAAGGCGGACATGAGCGAGGAAGAAGCGGCGTTCTGGGAAAACGTGCGCAGGACCCGCGCGGAGGTGGGCGGAAAGCCATACCGCCCCTGCGCCAGCAGAGCGGCGCTGCTCAAATGGTACAACAAGCTTCACACGGACAGCGCAGAATACCGCATGTGGGGAAATGGGATTGCGCTGCCTAACGCCTATTTCGTCATCAGCGGATGCGCGGAAGAGCTTTTGATTTTGAAAGAAGGAGCAGAAGACAGATGAATCAGGTCATATTGATCGGCAATCTGGCGAACAACCCGGAGGTCAGAAAAACGCCGAACGGCGTCAGCACCTGTACATTCCGGTTGGCGGTGCAGCGCAGATACAAAAATCCGCAGACGGGAAAGACGGACGCGGATTTTCTGACGATCATTGCATGGCGGCAGCTGGCGGAGCTTTGCGGCAGGTATCTGACAAAGGGCAGAAAATGCGCGGTTACAGGTTCGATTCAGACGCGAAGCTATGCCGCGCAGGACGGAAGCAAGCGCTATGTGACAGAGATCGTCGCGGACAGCGTGGAGTTTCTCGGCGGCAGGAACGAAACGGGCGTGGACGAAAGCGGCGCGGCAGGCGAAGCGCCGCCAGATACGGGCTTCACGCCGGCCGACATCAGCGACGACGAACTCCCCTTCTAAGGACAAAAGCGCAGACGTCTGCGCTTTTGAGCCGGGAACCCTATCGACGGAGGACGAACCGATGGACAGAGAAACGGAACAGAGGAGCATCAGAAACCGCGACATTCCACTGCTGCAAAACGTATACGCCATGATGCAGGAAATCGTATCGCTGGAACATCGGCGCATGTGGCAGCGGGAGAGGATGAACAACATCACGCAGCACCTGACCGGGATGCCCGGAGGCGGCGGAACGCCAAAGGGCATTGACGAAGCGTTTGCCGCCATTTCCGAACTGGAAGAGGAACACAAGAACCTTGTGAAGCAGTATGCGCGGGAGCTGAAATGGGCAGAGCGCATCATCAACGCGATTGAAAGCGGAAGTATGCGGGCGTTCGTGTCGATGATGTATCTGGACAACATCCCCGGAAACGAAGTGCGGCAGAAGCTCAACCTGACGCGCTGGGGATTTGAGCGGGCGAAGGAAGCCATAGAGCAGGCGGAGGACATGGCGCACGTCGCATGGCACGAACGCTACATCCTCGGCGACGGAAACAGAGCGGAAAATTTTCAATAAAGCCTAAAACCTGTTGAAACGACATCGCATCTGTGCTAAGATGCTAATGTCGGTAGACTATGAAAAAGAGCATGGAGCGGACAGCCGGAACGGGCTGCCCGCTTTTTGTATGCCCGGAAAGGGGAAGCGGATGGCGAGAGGGTATGTGACGAGCATTTACATCGACACCAGCGACGTGCAAAGCAAAGTCGAGCTATTGCGGCGGAATCTGAGCGAGGAGAAAACGAACCAGATTCTCTTCTGGACATGCGACAAGACGAGCAAAAAGGTCAAGAAGATTCTGAAAAAGGATCTGCCGATGGATTATCACGCCAAACCCGCATGGATCACCTCTGCCGTCGGCAAGCCGAAGATGGGCAGCAGCGCGGGCATCAACTGCATCATTCCGCTCAAGGGCGTTCGCGGAACCGTCGGCGGCAAGCAGTTCTCCGCAAAGGGCGGCGCGCACGGCTGGAAATCTGTTGGACGCAAATACCGCATCCACGCTAAGATCGTCAAGAGCGGCGAAAGCACGCTGCCGCCGACGCTGGCGGATCAGGGCGGCAATCCGCCTTTCAGAAACTATTCCGCGCCCACGCTGCACAACGCCGCCTTCACCCGGACGACGGACGCGCGGCTGCCCATCGTGCCGGTCTCCGGGCTTGCCGTGCCGCAGATGCCGCTGAACCTGAGCCGGGAGCGGGTGGAGGACGACATTCTTGCGGCGCTGAGCGACCAGCTTGATTACTACGTCAACAGGTATATTTTCTCATGAGCAACACAGCGTTCACCAAGAAAGAACTGGCGAGCTTCGCCGGGTATACCTACCGCCGCTTATACGACATCGACATGGCGCTGCCGGAGGACAAGAAGCTCTTTGTCAAAAGCGAGAACGGCAAATACGATATCGCGCTGTTTATCCAGCGGTGGGTTGACTACAACGTGAACAAGGGCGCATCGCAGGAGGAGAAGACGCTTGACGAGGTGCGCGCCATTCACGAGCAGATCAAGACGCAGAAGACGGAGCTGGAAGTCGCCAAGATGCGCGGCGAGCTGGTCAGCGTGGAGGACGTGCGGCGGCTGTGGGGCGGCATCGCCAGCACGGTCATGCAGAACATGATCCGCCTGCCCAGCAAGGTTGCGCCGCAGGTCATCATGATGGACAACCCGGACGTGATCGGCGGCATCATCGACAAGGAAGTGCGCGACGTGCTTTGCGCCATCGCCGACACGCCCGTGCCGGACGGCACAAGCGGCGAGGAAGCGGACGAAGAGAAAGAGGAGCAGCCATGAAGCTATCGGAGCTGGTCAAGAGGACGTATGAGATGTTCAGACCGCCCAGAAGCCAGACGGTATCCGAATGGGCGGACGAAAACAGGGTCCTCGTGTCGGAATCATCCAGCGAGCCGGGACCGTGGCGGACAGACCGCGCGCCGTATCAGCGGGAGATCATGGACGCTTTCACACAGCCGGGAATCCACGAGATCGCAATCATGGCGAGCGCACAGGTCGGCAAAAGTGAAATTGAACTGAACATGATGGGGCGGGCAATTGACATTGATCCCGGTCCCATTTTGTATGTGCAGCCGACGGACAGCGTGGCGGAGGACTATTCCAAGCGGCGCATTGCGCCGATGATCAACGCCTGCCCGACGCTGAGGGACAAGGTGAACAAAGCGAAGAGCCGGGACAGCAGCAACACCATCACCATGAAGACGTTTCCGGGCGGCAGCCTTTCCATCATCGGCGCGAACAGCCCGTCCGACCTGGCGAGCAAGCCGGTGCGGTACATCTTTCTGGATGAGATCGACCGCTTTCCGCCGAGCGCGGGAACGGAGGGCGACCCCATTGAACTGGCGGAGCGACGGACGGAAACCTACCGCCACAACCGCAAGATCGTCAAGACCAGCACACCGACCATCAAGGGGAAAAGCAAGATCGAGAAGGCTTATATGAACGGGACACAGGAAGAATGGCACACGCAATGCCCGCATTGCCAGAATTACAGCTACATCCGATTTGACGACGTGCGCTTTGACAAGGAAGCCTTCCGAGATGAAAACGGGGAAACGGGCTATATCGTTTCCGGCGCGCGCTGGCGCTGCCCGATCTGCCAGAGGGAAACGCCGGAACACGAGGTCAAGCGCTGCCCCGCCAAGTGGATCGTCAAAAACCCGAAGGCCATCGGCAACGGCATCCGCTCTTTCCGGCTGAACGCCTTCATGTCGCCATGGTCGGACTGGAAAGCGATTGCGCTTGCCTTTCTGAAAGCCAAGGACGACCCGGAGCTTTTGAAGGTGTTTCACAACACGATGCTGGGCGAAAGCTGGGAGATGAGAGACAGGAGCGGCGTGCCGGAGGCGCTGCACGCGCGGCGCGAACACTACAACGCGGAGATACCGACCGGCGTTCTGGTGCTGACGATGGGCATCGACACGCAGGACAACCGCCTTGAATACGAGGTGGTAGGCTGGGACAGGAACGAAGAGAGCTGGGGCATTTCGCGCGGGGTGATTCCCGGAAGGGCGGACAGCCCCGGCGTATGGGAAGAGGTCGATGCGCTGCTTGACCGGGAATGGAAGCTGAAAAACGGCATGGTGATGCGCGTGCTGGCGACGTTCATGGATTCAGGCGGACACTTCACGCAGGACGTTTACCGGGAATGCGCCAGACGCGCCAGCCGCCGGATATGGCCCATCAAGGGCGAGGGCGGCGAGGGGAAAGCCTATGTGCGCCAAATGAAAAGCGGAACGGGGTACAGGGGCGCGGTCGGATTTCTGATTGGCGTAGACAGCGGGAAGGAAGCGATTCTGTATGCGTCGGGGCTGACGGAGCCGGGACCCCGGTACATGCACTTTCCCATCGACTATCAGCGCGGATACGACCTTGACTATTTTCGGGGGCTGATCAGCGAAAAGCAGGTCATCCACCGGCGGAACGGGCAGAACGTGATCGTATGGGAAAAGACCTACGAACGCAACGAACCGCTGGACTGCCGCAATTACGCGCGGGCGGCATACCGTTTTTTCCATTGGAATTTTGACAAGGTGGAAAAGCTGCTGCGCGGGGAGAGCGAGGAAGCAGCCCCGGCGCGCAGGGAAACGGCGAAGCGCAAGACGCGCCGCGTGGTTTCAAAAGGGATTCAGCTATAAGGAGTGAAAGCGAATGGCAATCACGACCGCCTACACGCTCAGCGAAGCGAAGGAGATGCTGGCACTGTGGAAAGGCTGTGAAAAGACGCTGGCGGACGGGCAGGCGAAAGCCTATAAGATCGGTACACGCGAATTTACGGCGCTCGACCTGCCGGAGATCGCGGCGCGGATCAACTACTTTTCCAACGTCGTTGAAGCGCTGAGCGGCACGGTCAGGACAAAGCGGGTCGTCCGCGTTGTGCCGCGTGACCTGTGAGGAAGACGAGATGGCAAAGAAGGAACCGAATTTCAAAGAGCGCGTTCTCTTCCTGTTTTCGCCCAAAGCAGGCAACAAAGCCTATGCAGAGCGCATGAAGCGGGAAGCGCCGAAGACGGACGAAGGACCGCGGCAGGCGGCGAGCGGATACGGCGCGCACGGCGCAAGCCCGACGCTGAACAGCATGGTCGGCTGGCTGGTGAACGGCGGCGCGGCGGAGGACGACATCGACCTGCACGGCAGCCTGCTGCGCCAGCGGGCGCGCGACCTTTACGCAGGTGGCGGACTGGCGAGGAGCGGACCGGCGGCGCTGACAACCTCGGTCGTCGGATGGGGCATTCAGCCCAAGCCGAAGATTGACGGGCAGCTGCTGGGCATGACGGACGCAGAGTGCGACGAATGGGAGCGCAACACGCTGCGCGAGTTCAGGCTTTGGGCAGAGAACCCGATGTGCGACGCGGAGCGGAGCAAGGACTTTTACACCATGCAGCAGCTGGCTTTCCGAAGCGAGCTGATGAGCGGCGACGTATTTGTGCTGTTCGGGATGAAGGCAAACGCGCGCACGCCGTACCAGACGGTGATCCGCATTCTGGAAGCGGACAGAATCTCCACGCCGGACACGGACGGCGACAGTGAAAGCACGGAAACAGAGGGCGGCGGGCGCATCGTAGACGGCGTTGAAATCAACAGCGAGGGCGAGGTCATCCGCTATCATGTCGCCAACCGGCATCCTCTGCTTGAAAACGCGACGCAGACGCTGAGCTGGCAGGCAATCGACGTATTCGGCAAGGAAACGGGTAGCCCTAACATCCTGCACATCATGACGCACGAGCGCCCGGAACAGAGGCGGGGGATTCCCTTCTGCGCGGCGCAGATCGAGCAGATCAAACAGCTTGACCGCTACATCACCAGCGAGCTTGCCGCCAACGTGGTTTCTTCCATGCTGACGGCATTTATCGTATCCAGCGAGGACGACGGCAAGGCGGGCATGGAGGATGCGGTCAACGACGAAGAAAAAGTGACCGACGACGAATACAAGATCGAACTTGCACCGGGCGCGATCTACGACCTGCCGCCGGGAAAGACCATCAAGGAGATCAACCCGATACGCAACAACAGCGCGTTTGAATCGTTCATCTCCACGCTGGAAACCATCATCGGCGCGAGCATGGAAATCCCCAAAGAAGTTTTGACCAAGAAATACGAGAGCAACTACACGGCCGCGCGCGGCGCGCTGCTGGATTTCTGGCGGACAGTACGGGTTTACCGAACGGCGTTCAACAACAGTTTCAACCAGCCCATCTACGAGCAATGGCTTTCGGAGGCGGTTGCGCTGGGGCGCATCGACGCGCCGGGATTCTTCGACGACCCGGCTGTGCGGCAGGCATGGTGCGGCTGCATCTGGATGGGTGCAAGCATGGGGCATGTCGATCCGCTGAAAGAAGTGAACGCCGCCGAAAAGCGCATCCAGCTGAACATCAGCACGGAGGAGCAAGAAGCCAGCGAATACAACGGCAACGACTGGAACGCCAACGTGCGACAGCGCAGGAAGGAAATCAGCGCGCTTGACACGTCGGAAGAGGAAAGCGAGGGGGACGAGGATGCCCAGGAATGAAGCGTTTGCTTTTCGATACGACCTGAGAATGGCGGCGGAGAGCGAGGAAGCGGAGATTCTGCTGTACGGCGAGATCGTACAGTACAAATACCGGGAGGACGACCCGGACATGACGGCGCGGGACTTTGACAAGCTGCTCAAGGAAGCCAAAGCCAGCGGCGCAAAGAAGCTGCGGCTGAGGATCAATTCGCCGGGCGGTTCCGTCTGGCAGGCGGTCGCCATGCGCAGCATGCTGATGAACAGCGCGTTTGAAACCATCGCCATTGACATCGAGGGGCTGTGCGCAAGCGCGGCGACGCTGTTCACCTGTCTGCCCGGCGTACACGTTCGGATCGCGGAGGGCAGCGAGTTCATGATCCACAACCCATACGTCATTGCGTGGGGAACGGCGAGCGAGCTTGAAAGCATGGCGGAGCGGATGCACAAGACCGAAACGGAGCAGCACGCGCTGTTCGCCAAGCGATGCGGCAGGACGGAGCAGGAGATCAAGGACTGGATGGACGCGGAAACCTGGATGACCGCGCGGGAGGCGGTCGCAAACGGCTTCTGCGACGAGGTGCTGGAAGCGGGAGAGATCGCCGCCTGCGTGACGCCGGAGGCGATGCGCATGATGCGGCAGATGTACAGGCATGTACCGCAGGAGATCGGCGAGAAACAAAGCGGCAGCAACGCGGAGCCGGAAGTTGCCACCGGGGACGCGGCTGAACATAAAGAGCAGGAGGACAAGCAGAGCATGGAAATCAAGGACATTACGGAGCAGCAGCTCCGCGAGGAAAACGCGGGCGTATACGACGCGGTGATGCAGGCGGGCGCGGCGGCGGAGCGGGAACGCATTTCGGCTATCGACGACATGACGCCGGCCGGATACGAGCAGATGGCGCAGGAGGCCAAGCAGAACGGAACAAGCGCGGCGGACTACTGCAAGATGATCGTCAAGGCGCAGCGCGAAAAGGGCGCGGGCTATCTGGCGAGCCGCCAGAAGGAAACCGCCCCCGCCGAAAAGATCAAGGGCGAGGCGAGCAACGACCACAAGGCGACGGAGGACGACGAAATGAAGGCATACGCCAAGGAAATCGCCCAGTACGCCAAGGACATGCGCATGGAAGCCACGGGCGGTATGTACTGATTTCATCAAGAAGAGGAGGACGAAACAATGAGCCTTTACCAGACTATCGGGACGAGCAGCCCGACGTATCTGCTGGCAGACCCGGAGGGCGCAAGCCTGATGGCAATCCCCTGCGAGGCGGGGAACGGGACGATTCCGCGCGGCACGGTGATGTACCGCAAGGCAAGCGGCATGTGGGCGCCCGCGGCGGCGGCGAACGCCATCATTACCAACCAGCTGGCAGTGCTGAACGAGGACGTGGACACGACGGCGGACGCGAAGATCGCCGAGGACGCGAGCGCATACCGCGCAGGACGGCTGCTGACCAGCCGCGTGAAGCTGGCAGGCGGCGCGGCGCTGACCGCCGCCGTCATTCTGGTGCTGCGCGAGCAGGGCATTTTCCTTGACCAGATGGCGGACGACGCGCCGGAATTTGCGAACAGCAAGGATTGAAAGGAGTAAAACGAGATGGCGATTGATATTTACAGCACGCGCGCACAGCTTGCGGCGCTTGAGCTGATGCCGCGCGAATACACGTTCCTCTATGACACCTTCTGCGCCGACATGGGCGCGGTGGAGGACGACAAGGCGATTTACGATTTCAAGAAGGGCAGCCGCCAGATGGCTCCCGTGGTGCATCCGGGAACGGGCGGCGTGGTCATGGGGCGCGACGGCTTTGAAACCCGCGAGATCGGCTTTTGCACGGTTGCGCCGGAGCGCATCATCACCAACCCCGACTTGCAGGGACGCGCCTTCGGCGAAAAGGTATTGGGCGCGATGACCCCGGAGCAGCGCGAAAAGAAGATGCTCGCCCGGGACCTGACGGAAATGCGGCAGGCGGTGCAGCGCCGCCGCGAATGGATGGCTCGCAGCGTGATCCTCACCGGCAGCCTTTCCGTCTTCCGCTACACGAACGAGGGGCGGGACATGAAGACGACGCTGTTTGCCGACTACGGCTTCACGAACAAATACACTCCGGCGACGGCATGGAATCAGGCGGCGGCAAAGATCGACTACGACATGCACAAGATTTACGACCTGATTTATGACGGGCTGGGCATCGTCGATGTGATGGTAATGGCTCCCGACGTGGCGGAAGCGATGATGAGCAACAGCAGCTACATCAAGAATTTCGACGGGCGCAACATCGACATGGGCGAGATCAACACCAAGTACCGCGGGCAGGGCGTCCGCTTCATCGGCTGGAACAGCGACGGCGTGGAGATGTATTCCTTCTCCGGCAAGTTCATCGACGATGACGGACAGGTGAAGCCCATCCTGCCGGGCGGCACGCTGATTGCGGGCGGCAGAGGGATGCTCAAGTGTCTGCACGGCCCGGTGACGCAGGTCGAAGAACCCGGCCCGAACGCCAAGCACGTCACCTACATCAAGAAGGAAGCGCCGCTGCGCTACGGCTCGATTGACGGCAACGCCATCAAGAACCGCCTGACGAGCTGCCCGACCATCGTTCCCTTCAACGTGGACGGCTGGTGCGTGGCGAACGTGCTGTAAAAGGAGGAGCCATGCAGTACATTGCGCTTCACTATATCGCGCTTCCTTCCGGGCAGATGGTCACGCCCGGAGAAATTTTTGAAGCCGAGTTCGACGAAGAAACGCTTCGCCGCCTGACGAGCCGCCAGGCACTCCGCCCCTGCCAGAGTCTGAATATCACGCCGTCTGCGCCCGCCGAGGAAGAGGACGCGGAAGCGCCGGAGGAGCAGGCGGAGGGCGAGGAAGAGAACGAAGCGGAGGACGATTCCGACGCCGCGCCTGAAATCGACGCGGCGGACGGCATCGCGCCTTCCGCGCCCGCGCAGGCGGGCAAAACGGCAAAGAAGACCGGCACGAGGAGGAAGACGAAATGAAAATCACGATGACGAAAACCGGCGAGACGCTGGAGGTCAACGACAGCTACGGCGCGCGCCTGATCGAGCAGGGCAGAGCCGTGCTGAGCCGGGAGCCGAAGGAAAAGGAGAAGCCCGCAAAGAAAACGGGCGACGCCTGATGGCACTGTGCGACCGCATCCAGCAGGACATTTCGCGCGTATTTCTCAACCACGACCACTTTGCAACGTGGCACACCTGGAACGGCAAACGCTTTCAATGCGTAACGGACGAGGAAGCTGCGCTGAAACGGAAGAACAACAACGTGGTCGATCTGAGCTGGGACAACAACACGACGGAAACCCTGCTGTATGTGCGCAAAGAAGAATTTCCGGGGCGGATCATGCCGAACGAACACGGCTTCTTTGACAACCGCCCCATGAAAATCTTGCAGGTCAACGAGGATATGGGCATGGTCAGCATTGCGCTGGTATCTTTTGACCCGAAGGCGGTGGGCGGCGTATGAGGACGAGGCAGAGACTGAGCGCGCTCAAGCAATGGACCTATGAGCGGCTGTGCCAGGGGCGGACGATGAAAGCCCCGGCAGAGGGCATGGACATTACGCAGATCGTGCGGCAGGAGCCGCAGGTCTTTCTGGCATGGCAGCCGACGCGCCCGGACATGACGGGCCTGCTCAGCACAGACCCGCTGTCCGTCTGCCCCGGCATCCTCATCATGCCGGGCGCATCGTATGCCAAATACGTTGAGGAAAAGCGATTCGACCGATACAACAACGTCCGCAGAACACAGGAGCTGGGACAGGGGCTGACGGTCAACATCCTGTTCAGCGTTTACGAGCCGGGCGTTCGGCTGCCCGGATTCATCGAAAGCGCGGACAAACCCGAAGGACTGGACATGAGCAAGATCATCGAAGGGACGGAAGAGGGGCTTTTCACGCTGACGGACTGGATGGACGACTGCCTGAGCGCGCTGATCGCGGAGAAATCCATTCCGCATTCCGACTTATTCCTGGACGAAGCGAATCTGGCTTATTCGCTGTACACCGACCAGAACTTTGTCGTGGACAAGCGCCCGCTCTACTACGGCTTCATCACGGCGAAATTCAACTGCTACGCCGACGACCGAGCCAATCCGATGATCGACGACTATCTCAAATAAACCGGCAGGACGCCGGAGAAAAACAGGAGGACATGAAACATGGCAGACAGTTATCTGCACGGCGCATACGGTCAGCAGCAGGCCGTAGGCAGCCGCGTCGCCACGAAATCGCAAAACGCCATCGTCTACATCGGCACAGCGCCGGTGCATACCCTTGAAGGCGGCGGCGCGAACGTCAACAAGCCGGTTCTGGTGGAGAATATTGCCGAGGCGCGCAAGTATTTCGGCTATTCGGACAACCTGGCAGACTACACGCTCTGCGAAGCGATGAAGGTTCACTTCGAGCAGGGCGGCGTGGGACCGCTGGTCTTTATCAATGTTCTTGACCCGGCGAAGCACGTTACGGCCGACAAGAAGAGCAAGAGCCTGACGCCCGAAAACGGCCGCGTCGTCATCGCGGGCGCGGAGAAAATCGTGCTGGACACGCTGAGCGTGAAAGCCGGTTCCACCGCGAAGAAGAAGGACGAGGATTACACGCTGCGCTACGACAGCGGCAAGAAGACGCTGACTCTGGCGGAAGCGGCCGACGGCGCGCTGGGAACCAGCGCACTGACGATTGAGTACAAGGAGATCGACCCGAGCGCCGTCACCGCAGAGGACGTGATCGGCGAAAGCGACGGCGCGGGCCTGAACACGGGCGTATTCGCCATTAAGAACGTTTACCAGCAGACGGGCTACATTCCCTCGTTCCTGCTGGCTCCGGGCTTTTCTTCCATCCCCGCCGTTCACAGCGCGATGGCGCAGAACAGCCGGAAGATCAACGGACATTGGGACGCCTACATGTTTGTTGACCTGCCGCTGGTCAGCGGCGCAACGCCGGTCACGCTCGCCAGCGCGAAGACCTTCAAGAAGGCGAACGGCTACACCAAGGAGAACGAAACGGTCTACTTCCCGATGGCGCAGGGAACGGACGGGATCAAGTACCACCTCTCCGTACTGGCGGCGGCGAACTTTCAGGCGCTGCTGGCGGCACAGGACGGCATTCCCTATAAGACCGCGAGCAACACGGACTGCGGCATTATCGAAAACCTGTACATGGGTGAGGACAACGCGGGGCGCGTATACGACGACGCGCTGATCAACGAAGCGCTGTGCAAGAACGGCATCGCATCCGCCGCCTATGTGGGCGGGCGCTGGTGCATCTGGGGCTGCCACAGCGCGGACTACGACCAGGAGAGCGGCGACCAGATCAACGTATCGGAAACGAACCGCATGATGCTTTACTACATCAGCAACGATTTCCAGCACCGCCGGACGCTCGACGTGGACAAGCCGCTGACCGCCAACGACATTGCCAGCATCGTTGCCGAGGAGCAGACGCGGCTTGACGCGCTGACCAAGATCGGCGCGCTGACCTACGGCGAAGCCCACCTGAACGCGGACGCAGACGCCAAGAGCGACATCATGAACGGCGACTATTCGTTCACCTTCAACGTGACGACCACGCCGCTTGCCAAGTCGCTGACGGCGATTGTGAACTGGACGGAAGACGGCTTTACGACCTACTTTGAGAACTTCGGCGACTAAGGAGGAAACGCAACATGCCTCAGAAAGTATACAACAACGTGGAAGGACACCGGCTGATTGACAACAGCCGCGTGGCGGAGGATGTGACGAGCGTCGGACTGCCGACCATCACGCACCCGACCACGACGATTTCCGCCAGCGGCATGGCCATGGACGTGGACATGCCGAACACGACGCACCTTGACGCGATGGAGTTCAGCGTTTCGCACAACAACGGCGTCAACTGCGAATACCTTGCCGACCCCGGCAAGCATTTCCTTGAAACGCGCGTCGTGCGCCAGCGCTACAACGTGGCGGCGGGCGAGATCGAACACGAGAGCGTCAAATACCGGGTGACGGGCGTACACAAGAGTACGGAGAAAGGCAACATCGAAACTGGCAACCCCTACGGCAGCACCGAGAAATATTCGATTCTGCGGTACGAGGAGGAAGTGAACGGCAAGATCACGACCCTGGTTGACGCGATGGCGGGCATTATCAAATACAACGGCAAGGACTGCACGAACGTCGTTGAAAACCTGCTGAATTAAGGAAATGGAAAAGCGCAGACGTCTGCGCTTTTGAAAGGCGGGCGGCTCTTCCCTGAAAGCAGGGAGGAACCGCCCGCTTCATTTGAAAACGGAAAGGAAAAGAAAAATGAGCGAGACAATCCAAAAGGATGCGCAAAACGCGCAGGCGGAAAAGAATGACGGCGCGCAGACGGCGCAGGGCGCGGCTGCGGACAAGACCCTTTTCGACCCGGAAGTACAGCTGCAAAAATTCAGCCGGGGAAAGATCAGGCTGGCGACGCCGATTCTGGCGAGCGACAAAGACGTGACCGAGCTGATCTACGACTTTGCGGCGCTGACGGGGCGGGAGCTGGTGGCGGCGCTCGACAAAGGCGGCGCGGTCGGCATGAACGCTTTCAGAATCACCGATACGCAAGCGTTTGAACTCTTTGCGGCGGCAGCCGGAAAAGCGACGGCGGGCATCGACGCGACGGACATCCGCGAGCGCATGGGCGCTGTGGACAGCGTAAAGGCGGTGCAGCTGGCAACGGTTTTTTTCAGCGCCGCGAACCGGGCGGGAAACAGGCGTATCTCGAACGTGTGATCGACACGGCGCTGGCCTGCCACACATCCGTCACGGATTTGATGGACATGACGCCGGGACAGCTTGAGGACATACGGCTTGCGCTGCGCGCGGTGCTGAACAAGCAGAAAACGGCGAAGTAACCACAAAGGGAGAGAAGCGGCAATTCTCTCCCTTTTCCTTTTACGGGAGGGAAGACCGATGCGGCTCATCTACCAGGGGACGGACATCACGGACAGCGTGGACATTATATCCGCCGTGCATCGGGACGTATCGGACAGGCGGTGCGACGGCCTGGAACTGACGCTTGACCATGCGGCGGCGTGGTATGGCTGGGGACCCCAAACAGACGACACGATACTGCTGACGGAAAACGGATACAGCACGGGGACGCTCTACCTGAACACGATTGTGCCGGAGGGAGACAGCTTCCGCATCCTTGCGACGGCAGGAAAGAGCGGCACGCGGCGCAAAGCGTGGGCAAGCTACGCGGACAAAACGCTTGAGGACATCTTCAAGCAATGCGCGGCAGAGAGCGGCATGGAGAGCCGACTATACGGCGTTGAAGGAAAGCTGACATATCCGTACCTCATCAGGAAGAACGAAGGATGCGCGGCGTTTCTGCTGCGGCTGGCGCACCAGGAGGGCGCGGTGCTGAAAACGGTATCCGGGCGATACACGGCAATCGGCGTTCTGGCGGCGCAGGAGCTGGCGGCAGGCGCGGTCATTACGCTTACGGCGAAGCAGCAGGGCGTGACCTACACGCGGCGGGAGAACACGAAATACGCCAGCCTGACGGTCAAAACGCCTTACGCATCCGCAACGGCGTATGACGAGGGCGCGGCGCAGGGCGAGAGCGTCATCCTCAACGACCTGCCTGCTCTGGACAACGCGGCGGCGGGACGATGGGCAAGAGGGCTTCTGCTGATGCACAACAGGCGCGCCGAAACGCTGAGTATTGAAAGCGAGTTCAACGCGGGCTTTACCGCGATGGCGCGCATCGACATTGAGAGCGGCACAGACATGCGGGGCGAATGGATGGTTGACGAGGTGGAACACGACTTCATCAACCGAAAAAGCCGCGCATGGCTTTACCGATGCAGCAAAACGGTGGTATGAGCATGGGAATGTTTGACAGCAACGGATACATTCACGGCAGGCTGCCGGGCAGTCTGACGGCAGAAGCAGTCAAAGAGCGGAACAAGGTCGGCAGGCTCAGCCGGAAGCGGCTTATTGCCAGCTATCTATGCCACGGGGAGAAGAGCGACTGCGTGGTCAACGGGACATGCAGCGTGCTTGAAAGCTGCCGATACGGGCAGAGATACCTTGAACTTTCGAGGGCGAACCATGGAAAATGAATACGGCGCTGTCATTGAGCGCGGAGAGATCATTGAAAGCGAAAACAACCTGTACGTCGTGCGCTCGCTGACGCGGAGCGGCGTTACCACGCCGCCGATGCGCGCGGCGGACGGGACGATATACCGCAACGGGGATCGGGTTTACTTTTTTTTGTTTGACGACGGAAACGGAAGAATCATCGCGGGCCTGTAACGCTTACGCCCGCACGGAGGCGGAGGAAGCAGCATGGCAGGCAAGGAACTCAGAGCGAACATCGTTCTTGGCGGACGAACAGACCCGTCGCTTGCGCACGTCGGCGCACAGCTGGAAATGCTGGGCAACAAGGTCAACCAGATCAGCAGCAGGCTGATCGACTTCGGCAAGGAGAGCGTTCAGACCTACGTCGATTATGAAGACGCGATGCTGGACGCGCAGGTCGCGCTATCGACCCAGTACACCACCACAAGCGAGCTGGGCAAGGTGATGGAGCAGCTGGACAAATCGGCGATGGCGTGGGCGGCTTCTTCCCGATTCACGACGGACGACGTGGCAAACGCCATCTCCAACGCAACGCACGCGGGATGGAACCTTGAGCAGATTTTAGGCGGCGTACCGGCGGCGATGAACATCTCGCTGGCGGGCGGCATGAATCTGGCGCAGGGGCTTGAATACCTGGTGGACATCACCAACGCGGCGGGGCTGCAATTCGACGAGCTGGGACAGCTGACGGACTATTGGGCATACGCCGCGAATTCGTCTTCCACGACGATTCCCGAAATGGGCGAAGCCATGCAGAAGATGGGCGCGACGCTGCAATTCGTCAAGGGCGACATGGCAGGGCTGACGACCATGCTGGCGGTGCTTGCCGACAACGGAACGAAGGGTTCCGAAGCGGGAACGCTTCTGCGCAACAGCATGATCCGCCTGATCGCGCCGACGAAGAAGGCTGCCGAAGCCATGGATTCGCTGGAGCTATCCGAGGAAGACCTTGAAGACGTTTACAGCGACACGGAAGGGCTGGAAGAGGCGGTCGGGCTGCTCAAGGAAGCGGGATTCAACGCCTATGATTCCAAGGGCAACCTGAAAAACTTCCTGACCATCTGGAAGGATCTTCAAAAAGCGACGGCGGGGATGACGGAGGAAGAGCGCAACCAGGTTCTTTCCGCCGTATTCCCGACGAGAACCATCACGGGCGCGCTGGCGCTGCTGGAAGCGGCGGGCAAGGACTGGGACGGGCTGTATCAATCCATCCTCGACCACGCGGAGGGCTACGCGGACCGCGCGCGGGACACGATGGAAAGCGGACTGGGCGGTAGCCTGCGCGGGCTGGAAGCCGCCTGGGACGTTTTGGAAGCCAAGGTGGGCAAGGAGCTTTCCAGCCCGGTGGAGGGCATTACGGATTCCATTACGGACTTCATCAACGCCATCAACGGACTGGACGACGCGCGTTTCTCCATGCTGGTATCGGGACTTGAGGGCATTGCGGTCGCAGGGCCGGCGCTGATCACCGCAGGCGGCGCGCTCAAGCTCATCAGCTCGCTGGGCGCAGGCGGCGGCATCGCGCTGGCAGCCGTTGCGCTGCTGGCGTTCGGGGCGGCGGTCAGCAGCCTGAACGAATCCATTTACGCGGACAAGTTCGGCGACCTTGAGCTAGACAAGGACGGCATCGGGCAATACCTTGAAAGCCTGGGCGCGTCGTTCCAGACGGCGGAAGCGGACATCAGCAAATACAACACGGCGGTCGAAACGGCGGTCAGCGACTATTCCACGGCAAGCGGAACCTTCAAGGAATCGCTTCTGACCACGATGCTGACGGGCGCGACGCTCAGCGAGCAGGACATTGCGACGCTGAACGGACTGGGCGAGCAGATGCGGCAGGCGATGATCGCCGGTATCGACGGCAGTTACAGCGCGGCGGAAGAAATGCTGGCGCAGTACGCGGGCGATACGGCAGAAAACGTCGCCGCAGACGACAGCCTATGGTCGAACATCATGGACACGCTGAACTACGGCTACGAAAACGCCGTAGCGCAGGCGGAGGGGCTGAGCCAGCAGCTCAGAGAAGCGATGACAGCCGCCTTCAAGGACGGCAAGCTGACCAGCGAGGAGATCGACAACATTCAATCCATCATCGACCAGCAGAATGAACTGCTGGCGATACAGACAGATGCGCGGAACGCGACCGAACGCCAAAAGCTGCTGCGGCAGGCGCAGACGCTGGGACTGAGCGGGCTTTCCGAGCTTTCGGGCATGGCGCAGGCTCAGCGGGACGCGGAGCTGGCGACGCTTGAGGACAACTACTGGCAGACTTACTACCAAACCCAGCTGGGCGGACAGATGAAAATCCGGGACGGGGTGATGATCACAGACCCTGTGACCCATGAAAAAAGACTTTATACGCAGGCAGACCTTGACAAAGAGCTGGAAGACCTGTATTCGGGCGACGCGAACAACCCCTACGACGGATACGAAGGGCAGCGCCACGCGGCGGAAGCCAGCACGGACAGGTTTCTGCTGGACTTGTGGAACAGCACGATTCTGGGCAGCGAGCTGAAAGACACCTGGAACGGTCTGGGTGAGCTGGCGGACAGTTACATCGCCATGGGCGCGCTGACGAGCGACGACCTGAACGCCTACACGAGCGGCTACGACAGCGTGGATAGGAGCGACACGGCGCGCTATGTCAGCGAGCTGATGCAGGCGCTGGGCGGCTATGCCACGGTGCAGGAGCGGGCGGACTATTACGCGGCGACGGGCGACCTTGAGAGCGCAAACGCTTTCAGCCGACTGCTGGCGATGTACACGCTGGCGGACGCACAGACGCCGGGCATGACGACGCCGGAGCAGCCGAAGCAATACGCGCAAACGCCGTACTCGGTCGAGGACGCGCAGGCGCAGAACGAAGCGCTGCGCGAGCGGGACGGCATGACGGATTTGGCGTGGGACTACCTTGCCGACGCGATGAAATCCGGGTATACGTTTGACTTTGAAAACCTGATGAGCGGAAACGTGACCGACACAGGCTTTCAGAGCGGCATTCAGAGCATCACGGAGCGGCTGGGCGAGGTATACGACCTGGCGGCGGTCGAAGTGCCGGAAGCCTTCAGCGGCGGCATCCGCGACTATGCGGCGGCGTGGCGGCTGATGTTCGACGAGAGCATCAACGCGGAGGATTACCGCCTGCCGGTCGAGCTGCAGGTGGATACAGAGCAGGTGGAGCAGCAGCTGGGCGAGATGAAGGTGCCGGTAGAAATTCAGCCCAGACAGGCGGGAGAAGGGCTGAGCGACCTTGAAGGGCAGGGCGTTGAAGTCAGCGTAGACGGCGACACAACGGAGCTGACGGCAACCATCAACGCGGAAGACGGAAAGAATCTGCTCGAATACGTCAGCGGCGACGCGACCGAATTGAGCATGACCATTTACGACCAGGACGGGCAGACGCTCACGGAGAACGTGACGGGCGATGCAAGCGAGCTGGAGGACATCATTGCCAGCTACAACGGGCGGATCATCACGGTGCAGCTCCACGCGCGGAACACGACCAACAAGGACGACAAGAAGAAATACGCCGAGGGCGGACGGGCGACGGCAGCATCCATCTTCGGCGAGGCGGGACCCGAATGGGCCATCCCCGAAGAACACAGCCAGCGGACGGCACAGCTGCTCAACAGCGCCAGAGAAGCCAGCGGCTTCACCTGGGATGAGCTGCTTTCCCGAAACGGCGGACTGAACGCAGGCGGCGGGGGCAGCCGGACGCTGGTCTATTCCCCGACGATTTACGCCAACGACGCAACGGGCGTGGAAGCCAAGCTGAGCGAGGACAAAGCGCGGCTTGAAAAAATGCTGCGCGAAAAGGACATGCGCGACGACATAGAGGTTTATGCGTAAAGCAAAAGCGCAGACGTCTGCGCTTTTGACGCGACCGAAGGAGGCGGAAAGCCGTGGAGATGAGCGGCTACGAATACCACTGCGCGGGCGGAGAAACATTTGACAGCGCGGCGCTTGAAATCTACGGCGATGAAAAATACGCCGCCGAGCTGCTGTGCGCCAACCCCGCATACAGCGGGAAGAGCGTCTTTTCCGGCGGCGAGATTTTGGAAATCCCCGTCGTGGAAGGGACGGAGGAAACGGAGGGCGGCTATCTGCCCGCCGCAGCGCCGTGGAAGGAGTGACGCGGGATGGCGGTTATCGGGCAATACGGCGGATGGACATTTGAAATCCGGGCGAACTACATGCGCCCGTTCAAGGATTTTCAGATCGTGAGCGAATGCGAAACGGAAGACAAGACGGCGGATGCGCAGAAATATGTCTCCGCCAAGAACGGAAAGCCCATTCAGATCACGACGACGGTCACGCTGAACGCCTATCTGGGCGCGAACGTGCGCGGGGACGCCATCGGGCTGATCGACGCGGCGCAGCGGTCATATCAGGGATACTTTTACATTCAGAGCAAGAAGCTCTTTCCGTTCATGCTGATGCTGACGAGGGCATCCATCAAGAACTTCGTGCTTTCCCCAAACGGGCAATGGATCGCCTGCGACATCGACCTGACGCTCAAGCAATCCAGCAAGGACTGGATCAACGGCGCGCCCGCGTCGAGCAGCGGAGGGGGCAGCTCGGGCGGCGGAAGCTCAGGCGGCGGGAGCAGCAGTTCCGGGAGCAAAAAGGCGTCGGTGAAGCAGAAAAGCACCATCGCCAGAAGCATTGCCAAAGGCGTTGCAAGCGTGGTGAGCAAGGTCAACAGCGCGCTTAAAACGACCAGCACCGCCAAGCGGGTCAGCAGCGTCATCAAAAAGACAACCGTCGTCAAGAAAGCGTCGCCCGCCAAGAAGATCATCCGGCGCAAGAAATAACGGGAGGAGCGGAAAACATGGCGCAGTACACCATCACCAACCAGCCGACGCCCGTTGACTTTGAATGCAACGACGACATTTTGGAGCGGACGCTTCAAAACTGCAAGAACCTGCTGATGACGCGCATGGGCGAGATTCCCTACGACCGATACCGGGGATTTGACCAGACGCTTTACGAGCTGCCGATACAGGAAATGAACGAGGCGCTTGTGCCTGAGCTTGACCGGCTGATGATGTGGGAGCCGGACGCGGAGGTCGTTGAGGCGGAAGCCAGGATCGACGAAAACGGCGAATGCCTGATCACGATGACGGTTGAAATCAACCTTGAAGAAAGCTGACGGGAGGCGAAAGAAGATGGACAACACGGAGATTCACTACCTGAGCTATGACCCGGACGAAATCTACAAGGAAATGCAGAAGGCGTTCATCGAAGCCGGAGGAGACGTGCTTTACCCCGGCGATGAAAAGGAAATGACGCTCAGGGCGGTTCAGAGCGTCATGGTTCAGGCATTTGCGGGTGTTGACAACGCGCTGAGAATGGCGACGCTGCGCTATGCGCAGGGCGACTATCTGGACATGTACGGAGAAAAGCGGAACTGCACCCGCATTCAGGCGGCAGCCGCCAAAGCGACGGCAGAGATCACGTTCAAGGCATCCGGCATTTCCAAAACGATTGCGGCGGGAACGGCGCTGACGGCGGACGGCGAACACATGTACACGCTCGACGAGGACGTAGCGCAGAGCGGCTATGCTCAGGTGATCCGGGCGGGCATTACGGCGCTGGACGCGGGAAGCGTAGGCAACGGACTGACCGAGGGGACGCAGATGCAGTTCATGATTCCGCAGGAGGCGGTGGAAAGCGTTTACTGCACAGGCGACGCGAAAGGCGGGCAGGAGAAAGAGGACGACGAAACCTACCGCGAGCGAATCCGCAAATTCGGGCTGGCGGAAATCACGACGGGACCGCAGATTCAATACGAAAGCGCGGCGATGGACGTGACCAGCGAGATTCTGGACGCGCGGGCAAGCAATCTGGGCGCGGGCAGGGTCGGCGTGGCGCTGCTGCTGAAAAGCTCGACGGGCGCAGGCGCCATTCTTGAAAGCGTGAAGGCGGCGCTGAATGCGCAGAGCGTCCGCCCGCTGACCGACGAGGTGAGCGTTTACGAGGCGGTCAGCATTCCCTACACACTGAACGTGCAATACCGAGCGGAGAGCAGCACGAACCTTGCCGCAAGCCTGGCGGCGGTCATCCGCGAATACCAGGCGTGGCAGGATGAAACCATCGGGCGGGCATTTAACCCGGACAGGCTGATGGCGGAGCTGTATCAGGCGGGCGCGATCCGCGTGATGTGGGGCGAGGGAAGCGCGTTCAACGGCGATGGGGAAGTGACCTACACCGAGATTCAGGCGAACGAGCGATGCAGGGGAACCATCACCCTGGCGGCGCTTTAAGGCGGTGGAAACATGCTGACATTTGACATTGCGCATCTGTTTCCGCGCTTTTTGCTGAACGACAAAAACGGATACGCTATGGCGAAAGCGATTGAGCGCGCCATGCAAATCTTCTGCGAGAAGCTGCAAACCGGCGTAGACACGGTGCTGGACATCGAAAAAATGCCGGAGTGGAGGCTCGATGAAATGGCGTGGGAAATGGCCTGCCTGTACGACTACGAAGCCGACGTGGAGAGCAAGCGGGCATGGATTCGGGACGCGGTTCCCATCTTCGCCAGTTTCGGAACGGTGGAGGCGCTATACAACGTGCTGGCAGGCTATTTCGACGCGGTGGAGGTCGAGGAAAACTGGCAGTACGGCGCGCCGCCCTATCATTTCCGCATCACAGTCAGCGGCAAATGGACCGACCGAAACGAAGCATGGGCAATCTCGGCGGTAGACAAAGCCAAGAACGTGCGCAGCATCCTTGACGACATCGCCGTGGGCAGCACGGGACGGCTGCTGATCGGCACGGAAACGCAATACCGGCGCTTTCCCTACGGCATGACAGGAACGGAACGCATGACTGGTACGCGCCCGACGGAAAGCACCCTCGGCAGGATACAGACGGCGGAAATCCGCGTGGCGGCGGAGGACGCGGACGGATACCGCTACCCCTACACGCCGGTCGGAACGACGCCGCAGGAGAACATCGCCGCAGCAGGCGGCGAAGGACAGACCATGATAACGGGCGAAGCGGCTGGAAGCCTTTACGCCTACCCGCAGACGGGCGAGACCGTCAAGGCAGGAACCATCCCCCAGGAAAACACGGTCGGCGCAGCGGAACATGTTCAGACCCGAACACAATCCGACGGCACAGCGACCGTCTTTTCATACCGCGCGGCGAGCGGCAACACGCCGTGCGGAAGCAACGAACCATTTTAGGAGGTGATATTCGGTGCTGACAGATACAGCGCTCCAATCCATGCGCAATCATCTGAAAAACGCCATCGCCTACGCGATGTACAAGGTCGGCGAAAGCTATTACCGGGCGGAGATTCAGGACGCATCGCTGCTGGCAGACGGGCGCATTGCGATTACCTTCATCATCGACCATACCATTGCGGGAAACGTGACGGTAACGGAGGTGCAGCTCTACGACCACAACGGGCAGCTGTGGGCGAGCAAGAGCGAAAGCATCACGCGGTCGGCGGTACAGGAGGGCATTCTGTACCGATTCCGATTCTCGGTGACGGAAGGATGAGGAGGTGAAGAAACATGGCATACAAACGCACAAAATGGCAGGATCACGTTGTCGAGCGACCGAGGACCTACACCAAGGTCACAAACGGCGATGGGAGCGAAACCTACACGCCCGCGCCGGGCGAAATCTTGCAACAGGGAACGCCGCAGAGCGCGCTCAATTTCAACAACCTTGAAGAAGGACTGCTGCACCTTTCGGTCGCCTTTGACATGCTGCAAAGCATCACGCAGGCGCAGATTCGGGAAAAGGACGAACGCATTGCGGCGCTGGAGGAAAAGGCCGCCGCGCTTGCGGCGGAGAGCAGCCTTGAAGGAGGCGGAGCATGAGTTACAGCGTACTGACCAGCACGCACGGGACGAGCGTGCAGAGCAGCGAAGGACGGCGCGAAATCCTTGTGGACAGCGCAGCCGACCTGCCCAGCCTGCCCGACGACACCGCGCCGGGAAGCGTCGCATATACGGCTGATTTCAGCGGCATGTGGATGAAGGACAACGCCGGAAAATGGCAGGAGATCGGGGGCGGCGGCTGATGGACATGGTTGCCTTCGGCGCGGCGCTCGCGCAGATCAACAAACGCATTGCGGCGGCAAACACGGCGGCACAGGAGGCGGCGAAAGCCGCGCAGAGCGCTAAGGACGCGGCAAGCCTTGCAAACGCCGCCGCCAAGCTCGCCAGCGCCGCCGCAGAATCGGCAAAGCTCTGGACGGAGCTGCTGAACGAGTACACCCTTGCGCAGAACTTCTTCATCGCCACGACGCAGGCGCGCGTGAGGAAGAACGAGGAAGACATTGCGGCGCTTAAAACCAAGACGTCGGCGCTGACCTGACGCGCCGGGAAAGGATGACCCATGAACGAGGAAATGAACATCCCGCTGACGGACGAAGAGATCGCCCGGCAGGAAGCGGAGCGCGCCGAGCGGGAGGAAAAGGAGCTTGCCCCATACCGCGCGGCGGCAAAGCAGCGGCACGAGAGCGCGGAGATCATCGCGGAGCATGACAACCTGATGGCGGACATGCTCTACGAATTGACAATGAACAAATTTGGTGAGGAGGTGTAATCATGGCATATAAGCTGATGAAGCGCATCATCACGCGCGGGGGCTATGACCGGGACGAAGTGATGAACAAACTCGATGCTTTTCTGGCTGCCGACCGCATCACGGCGGAGCAGTACAAAGAGCTTATGGCGATGATGGACAAGTGAGCAAAACGCTTGACCGCATCGCCCTTTTCTTTGCCAAAAGGCAGTACCGACACGACCTTATGCGATTGGAGGAAAACGCAATGACTTACAAGCTGATGAAGCGCATCATCACCAAGGGCGGCTATGACGAAGAAAAGACCAAGCAGAAGCTGGACGTTTTTCTGATGGCAGACCGCATCACGACCGAGGAATATCAGGAGCTGATGGAACTGATTGGCGGTGGCGCGAATGGTTAATTCTCCGCTGGAATTTCTGGCTTCCCAGTACGGGAACGTTGTCAAATACGACGCGAGCGGCAACCCCAGCATCTTCGTGAAGTTCCCCAAAATGAAATCTTCCGACCTGGACGCGAGCCTGCCGGAACACACGCACCCGGCGTTCATCATCAACGGCGTGGAGCAGGACTACATCCTCATCGGCAAATACAAGGCGGCGTCGCTGACGGGCAGCGGCAGCGACAACGGAACACTGTACAGCCTGCCGAACATGCCGCCCGCGCATACCCGTACTGCGGACGCTTTTCTTGCGCAGCTTCGCGCTTTTGGAAACGGCGTGAGCGGTATGACGGTCGCAGACCGAGGCTTCCTGCTTCTTCTGGCACAGAAGAACGGATGGAATCCGGGCGGCAACAGCGACTACGGACATTGCTACAAGGACGGGACGCGGTACGAGCTGGGCAAGGCAGTCAAGGTCGGCGACAAGCGCGGCTATCGCGGCTGGCTTTACGAATGCCTGACCGCCCATACGACCGCCGTCGAGCTGTACCCCGACATTTCGCCGCTCTACTGGAAAAAGCTCAAGCAGATCGGCGGCACGGAAGCCTACCCGACGATGCACGACAGCGGGCAGAACAATTTGATTTTGACGCTGAACGGCAGCGGTCCGATGGACTGGTATCTGGACGGAACGCCGGGCAGCGTATGCGACATCGTGGGCAACCAGTTTGAGCAGGATTACGGCTACCGCATCGTGGACGGCGAGCTGCAAATCCTTGAAAACAACAACGCGGCAGACCCGGAAGCCGACCTTTCCGCTTCTTCTGCCGCATGGAAAGCTATCCTGCCGAACAGCGCGGACGACGGCTACACGCTGGTCGCACCCGGCACGGAAGGAACGCTGCACTGGACATGGGCGAACGGAAAAATCACGCTGGACACGGCAATGCCGACGCTTGACAACGAATACCGCGGCACGAGCTTCAAAGACCTTGCCGTGAACAGCGCGAACCTGCCCTACATCCCGACCATCGTGCGCGAGCTGGGACTGTTCCCAACGAGCGGCAGCACGATGCGCGGCTACTACTACATCCAGTTCGCATCTGGCGAGCGCTTCCCCCGGCGCGGCGGCAACTACTACAGCGGCGGCAGCATCGGTCTCGGCTACGAGAATTGCTACAACCCGCGCTCTAACGCGAACTGGGGCTATGGCGCGCGCCCTCGCTCCCTCTGAAAACTTGACCACTGACAATTGAAACCCTGAGGGGACGCGCGGCAGCGCGTCCCCCATTCTCTTTGGAGGAAAATATGGCTGTTGATTTTGCGAACATCGGTCCGACATGCCAGAAGATCGAAGACATGATCGCCTATGCGCGCCCGATGATCGGGCGCTGGCCTGTCTTTTACCGCTACACGCTCGGCGAGGACATCTACCGGCAAATGATTCTGCTTCTGCGGTTGGCAACCAAGGCACGGCTGAGGCACTACAACAAGACGACCTTGCAGGAGCTGGACACGGAGAAGGAAATCCTGAAAACCCTTATCCGGCTGGCGAACGGAACCGAGTACGGCGACAAGAACGGCGGCAGGCGGAAGCTGCTTTCCGACCACAGCTACGGCGTATGGTCGGAGAAGATGGTCGAGATCGGCAGACTGATCGGCGGCTGGATTGCCAGCGTGACCAAAGAGAAGGACAGCAAAAATGACTGATGCGCAGGCGGAAAAGTCTGCGTTATCACAGGGAACGTTCCGAGATTTGGGCTTGACCTTTTTTAGTCCGGTGGTTCAGCGCTTCCCCCGGCGCGGCGGCAACTACAACAACGGCGGCAACATCGGTCTCGGCTACGAGAATTGCAACAACCCGCGCTCTAACGCGAACAGGAACCTGTCTCTTATACACATCTGACGCTGCCGACGA